CTTAAGATTACACTGGGGATGCAGATACAGCTTGGAATGGTAGGAAAGTATAACGAATAAAGAATAGTGCCGGAGCATCTGCCCCGGCTTTACATAGCCACTCATCCGGGTGGCATTTATTATTTTATAGATTGGAGGGATTTGATGACAGCAGAAGAATACAGAGCATTGCTTGATACAGATTTTAGCGATGTAAATATTGAAGGCCTGACAGATGTCAGAAAAATCAAAATCGATAAAAATCTGCCACAAGAAAAGCGACAAGCTCAATATTTAAAGCAGGTTGGAAATCCTTATCTGTTACGAAGAGGCAGTATGATGATTAAGGTCAGCTTCGCTAATAACGGACTTTCCATGGAACAGGCATTTGAGAATTTGTTATTAAATGTCTAAAAATGAAAAGAAGTGGTGGAATCTTTAAGGGATATGTGCTATGATGGACTCGGTATAAAAATTCTAAATTAGTGCATATCACCTTATTGAAAAGTTATCTTCTAACTTAAACAACAATAGGAGGATGTGCATATGAGTCAAATAAGTCAGATCAAAAAGATCTATCATGCAGCCATCTATGTTCGTTTATCGAAAGAAGATGGCGCTGTTGCTTCGCATGAAAAAGCAGAGAGTAACAGTATCGCAAATCAGAAATCACTGATTAGGGAATTCCTTAAGAGCAAAAACGATATAGTGATTGAACAGGAGTATGTCGATGATGGTTTCAGCGGCTCTAACTTTGAGCGTCCGGCATTTCAAATGATGCTTGAAGACATCAAAAAAGGCAAAATCGACTGCGTTGTTACAAAGGATCTGAGCCGATTTGGTAGAGAGTATATCGATTCAGGTATGTATATAGAGCGATTATTTCCAGCGATGGGAGTAAGATTTATAGCGATTAACGATGGCATTGATTCTGGTGAAGCAAAATCACAGTCAGATGAAATAATTATTCCATTTAAGAACCTTATTAACGATGCTTACTGTAGAGATATTTCTATTAAAATTCGTTCTCATCTGGAGATTAAGAGAAAGCAAGGGGATGTAATCACTGCATTTGTTGCGTATGGATACAAAAAGAATGAAAAAGACAAGCACAAATTAGAAATTGATGTGTATGCAGCGAATGTTGTAAAAGATATTTTCAGAATGAAGCTGCATGGAAAAAGTCAGGATGCTATTGCATCTGAACTTAATTCTTTGGGAATACTGCCACCGGCTGAGTATAAGGCAAGTACGGGAAGTAATTATCAGACCTGCTTTAAGACAAAGGAAAAGTCCGAATGGACTTCAGTTATGGTAAGAAGAATCCTGACAAATGAGATTTATATAGGAAATCTCGTACAAGGAAAACAGACCACACCAAATCATAAGGTGAAAAAGACTATTATTAAGGAAGAATGTGATTGGGTAAGAATTGAAAAGAACCATGAACCGATTATCACTGACAGAGATTTTGAGGTGGTACAGAGATTACTTGCTATGGATACAAGGACATCGCCTGACAGAGAAGAGGTTTATCCTTTGTCTGGTGTTGTGACTTGCGGAGATTGTGGTGTTCCTATGGTAAGAAAAACCTCAAAAGTCGGCGGGAAAACTTATGCCTATTATCTGTGTGCTACCCATAAGGATTCAAAGCAGTGTAGCTCTCACAGAATTTCCACAGATAAGTTGGAAGAAGTAGTGTTGGAGCTTTTGCAGACACATATTGATAACATTATTGACCTTAAAAGAATTCTTTCTTTTATCGGCAACGTGCCATTTCAGCAGCTGGATATGAAAAAGCTTGAGGAAAGGCGTGAAAAGAAACAGGCAGAAGTAGACAGATGTGCAGATCTTAGAGGAATGCTTTATGAGGATATGAAGGATGGTATTATTTCAAAGGAAGATTACAAGGAACTTCATGCGGCATATGAGCAGAGGAAAAAGAATGCTGAGATTGCTATTCATCAGATTGAATTGGAAATAGATGATGTGTTGAATCGTAAGAGCAAGGGCTTTGTATGGCTTGATTATTTTACGGAACATAAAAACATTGAGAAACTCACGAGGGAAGTGGTTGTATCTCTTATCCGTGAAATAAAGGTATTTGATAAGAATCACATTGAAGTAGTGTTTGACTTTGATGACAGCTACAAGGAATGTCTTGATGTAATAGAAAGTCAGGGACATTTTGTTGAAGTGGACAGTACGAGAAAACTGAATATCAGATTAAAGGAGGCTGTGTAGTATGGCAAGAAAGAGTAGAAAAAATACGCCGATTGCAGTTGCAGAGCCAACTGACAATCTGACAACAAAAGCAGTTTTAAGTCTGGATAAGGAGGCAAAACCATATCAGGTTGGAATCTATGCGAGACTTTCATTCGAATCAGAGGCGAATAAGGAAAGAGATACTGTAGATACACAGATTGCATATATCAGAGAGTTTATTAATGGGCAGGATGATATGGTAGAAGTTTGTGTGTATGCTGATATATCTGTTACAGGAACAACTTTTGAAAGACCGGAATTTGACCGAATGATTCAGGATATTCGAGCCGGCAAAATCAATACTGTTATTACCCGTGATCTTAGCAGGCTTGGAAGAAATTATGTGGAAGCAGGTAATTATATTGAGAGAGTTTTTCCTTTTCTGGATGTAAGATATATTGCCATCACAGATGATTTTGATACAGCAAGACCGGGAACTGATTTATCTGTACCGCTTAAGAATATTGTGAACGAATATTATTCCAAAGACCTTTCAAAGAAAGTAGAGACCGGAAAGCATAGTATTTGGGCACAGGGCGGCTTCAGCGAGGGAACGCCACCATATGGATATTACAGGGCTACAGATGGTTCAAGAAAGCTTTTGATTGATGAAGAGGTATCTGACAATGTAGTCAGGATTTTCAATATGTTTCTGGATGGGAAAGGGTATGCCGGTATTGCAAAAACTCTGCAAAGCGAAGGAATCCTTTCGCCACCGAAATACAGATTTTACAAAGCCGGAAAAACTGAGTTTGCCGAAAAAGCAAGGGAATGGCACTATTCACACGTAAAAGAGATACTTCAGGGAGAATACTATATTGGAAATATTGTTCATGGAAAGCAGAGGAAGGCTCTTGATACGGGAAGAAAGAATAAAAAAACAGATAAGTCCAAGTGGCAGCGAGTAAAAAATGCTCATGAACCTATCATTGATAAAGATACTTTCTATAGAGTTCAGGAAAGAATGGAACTTATCAAGAACAAGCATTTGGAAGCATCAAAACCTAACCCTGATGCTCCCAAAAAGCCGGATAATATTCTGGTATATAAAACAAAATGCGCCTGTTGTGGAGGAAGTGTTTTGGTTACCAGACATCATACTCATTCGGAAAAGTTCATATATAAGTGCAGTAAGCGTAGGAAATTAGCAGCATTGTGCGGGAATAAATCTTCTTATGAATACAATGAGGTTATGGACAGCGTATTTTCCGTTATCCGCCAGCACATGAATCTGTGTATTGAAAAAACAAAATTTGTTCAGAAAATGAACAGCAGAAAAGAGAATGTCCTGCAATATGACATTTATACAAAACAGATAGCAAAGCTTCAGAATGATGTTAGAAGAATTACCGCTAACAAAAGTGGTTTGTATGAAGATTATAGGGAACAGTTAATCACTGCGGAAGAACTGTGCCAGTATCAGAAAGAATATGAAAGCAGAGTAAATGAGATTGAAGCGCAGATTACTGAATTGCTTCATCGAAGAAGTCTGTATGAAAAAGAATTTCATATTGATGAAGGATGGGAAGAAACTGTCAATAAATATATGTCTAAAAGAAAACTTACAAAGGAGCTTGTGGATGCTTTTGTATCAGAAATTGTATTTTCTTATAATAATATAGAAGTAAAGCTTCTGTATGATGATTTCCTTAAGGAACTGCTTGAGGTGGCAGAAGAAAGAGAGGTGAGCAGCAATGGATAAGACGATAGCTCTTTATATGAGATTATCAGATGAAGATGACAACTTAGCTGCTCATGAGGAAAGTAACAGTATTTCCCATCAGCGAAAGTTAATGCTTGATCATATCCAGAAACTGCCTGAACTAAAGGACTGCAACATAATGGAATTTTCAGATGATGGATATTCCGGAGCAGACTTTAGCAGACCTAATTTTGTAAAAATGATGGACCTGGTAAAGGCTGGTAAGATTCATGTTATTGTGACGAAGGACTACAGCAGACTCGGACGAGATTATCTTGAAGTCGGTAACTATATGGAATGTATATTTCCGGTTCTTCAGGTAAGATATATCAGCGTGAATGATAATTACGATTCTGCTAACAGCTTTGGTTCAACCGGAGGTATGAGTGTTGCACTGAAAAATCTTGTGAATGCATTGTATTGTAAGGATGCATCAAAAAAGGTAAGAGCAGCTAAGGCAGTGTTGGCTAAGCAGGGAAAGTACATTGCTGCATTTGCTCCTTTTGGATACCAGAAAAGTGAAGATGATAAGCATATGTTAGTGCCTGACCCCGTAACAGCACCTGTTGTCCAGCTGATATTTGAACTGGCTATTAAAAGCATGAAATACACCGAGATTGCCAATTATCTGAATAATAATGGATATGATAGCATATTTGAGTATTACCAAAAGATTGGAGTTAAGAGATGTTACGATAGGGATATTGGTGAGCACATGTGGAGTGCCAGTACAGTAATGGAGATTTTGTATAATGAAGTCTATATTGGTTCTGTAATCAATAACAAGACGGCTGATAATATTGATACCGGTCATCAGGTTGTGCAGAGAGATAAAGAGGACTGGATAATTGTTGAAAACTGTCATGAACCATTAGTTTCTGTGGAAGACTTTAAACTTGCTCACAAGATGATTGCAAGACGAGAAGTGACTAAGAGAAAACCAAATGGAAAGTGGCGTAAATCATATATTCGCTGTGGAATATGTGGTAAGGGACTTTGCAAATACGGAAATAAATCCTCATACAGATGCCATAACGGTCATGTGTCACGTATTAGGGGTAAAGAACTTGAGGCGGCACTTCTGGACATTGCTAGAAATATGGCACTGTCTCAGTTGCAGGAATTTGAGTTAAAAACTAATAGTGGTAATTGTCCAGATAATCTTGAGAGGGAAATCGAATCACTTAAAAAGTCAAAGGCGCACTATGCAAAGCTCAAGTTTGAGATATACGATGATTATACCAAGGCAAATATCACTCGTGATCAGATGGCAAAAAAGACTGCAGAAGTTAAGCAGAAAATCACAGAGATAGAAAGTCTGATTACAGAGAAGCAGGAAACACTTGATATGCAAAAGGATCTCTTTCTTGATGCAAAGCAGGAACAGCTAACAAAGCTTAGTAAGTTGGATGAGTTTGATGAAGAAGTAATCAGATATCTCATTGATTATGTGTTGGTGTATGATAATGAGCATATTGAAATCAGATGGAACTTTGATGACTTTCAGGCTGGATGATGGTATAATCAGTAGTAATAGCGAGAAAACAAAAATATAAAGAAGTAACATGGGGAATCTTGCTAAAGGTTCCCCATTGATAAAAAAATTAATTTTTTTTTGTTTCTTACTTGACACGAGCAGAGTGCCACCACGGAACAGCTAGTACTTATAGAAAGATATTGAAGCACTTTAACCCGCAATTTACATTGGGACTTACAGCTACGCCAGATAGAACTGACGGAGAAGATTTACTCGAAATATTTAAG